ATAATTTGACCATGTGAAATAAGAAAACCTGTCGTTTGAAGCGGATTTAAGGACCGACGAAGTTGTCGGGATGAGTGCACCGGCGACAAGGTTCGAGTTGCTGTCGGTGCTACAGAAACGGACACCCTTGTTAGTGCCGAGGATAATGAAACCGAGATACCCAGAAATTGATGCTGCGATTTCGCCGGTTGGGAGTTCAAGAGCGACAACACCTTTGTCGAGGGTGCCGTCCGATTTGATGGTCACCTTGTAGACCATTGACTTTTTGCTGGCGTAGCCTGCCGCATACGCTGCGTTCTGGCCTGTTGCTACGCCAACCCAACGCCACGATGTGTCAATCGGTTCAATAATACCTGCGATTGAACCCGTGTTGGAAATGTTGCGCAAGTTGTGATCGTATGCGCCGAACATGAAACCTTTAGCAAAACCGAGCATATAGTAGTTGTCGGTTGTGTTAATGAACTTTGTGCTATCGATAACAGTTGTTGACGTTCCTGGGTCAAGTTTTCTTATGCCGTCGTTCTCGAAACCGAAATAGATTCGGTCACCGTCGGTAGCCATCGCATTGCATTTCTTGCCGCCGCCGGGTTCACCCGTGCAATCTGTCCATGTTGGGCTGGCCGCAAAGGGGTCAGTTGTGAATTTGACAGCCTCATCCAAAGCGACATAGACACGACCATCTTGGATAACCATTCGCTGTGTCGTTGCTGCAGAAGACAACGAAACTTTCGTCGTGTTCAACAAACTGACCTGGCCTTTAACCCACGGGTTAATGCCCTTCGAAGTGTAGAACCTGTAGTCCTGCGCCTCAGCGGTATCGGCGTACTGCTGTCCTGCACCTAAATGCCAAGAGTCCTGACCACGCCGCCACAGACCGCCAGGGTTGATAGCCGCCTCGCCAGGGGCCGTCGAAATGTCCTGCGAGTCACGGACACGGGGCTCGTAGCCACGTTGGAACTCGCCGGATTTCTGGTCGATCATGTACGGGCGACCGTTGATAGCAACCGGGTAGACGTTCGGGACAAGCGTTGTCTGGCCCGTACCTGTGTAGAAGGCGGGAGTGTTCGTGTATGGGGTCGAGAAGGCTAAAACAGCCATCGACTATGCCCTCTGCAAGAACGTCGGGTAGAGGCGGGCAAGACGTTGCGCCTCAGCCGTAATACGGTCCCTTCGCATCCTCAACAAATTCGTAATCGAATTAGATACCGCACCGGCAGGCACTTCATCCGAACGGCGGGTGTCGCCCTGCGACTCGGTAAAGTTGCGTTTAACTTCACGGGGAGCCATCAAACGAATCTGGGAACCGATCACCAGAATGTCCTCAGCGGCAACCGGGAAACCAGAAATGTTTTGGATGTCGTCAGTTTCGGCAGTCACTCTGCTGAACGGGGCTTTGTAGGTGATGCGGATGTCGCCGTTCGACACATCGGAATCAATCTGCAGACCGTAAGACGAACCGAAATCTTTGGTTGGGAGGTTACGCAGAAGTTTGTACGAGGAAACCTGCTTATAGTCGTCGGCACGGTAGCGGTAACGGACATCGATCAGGTCGATGATGTCTGCCACACCTGACAGGTTCATCTGCCGGTTGGACGAGTTGTAGGTCAAGTCCACGTTCTTTACCTGGAACAGGCCGTTTACTGGGCTGGACAGGTCGGACAGTTCATCGTTGATTGCTTCGAGGACCTGGTTGCGGGGGAACCTCGGGTTGACAACACAAACAGCAGCCGAAACGTGGGCGGCAGCGGTCGTCCCGTTGAAACCCCGTTCGACAGTCAAAGTTTTCGATGACTCCGCCACATCCCACACATACAGTTGCTCGGAATCGATTTCGATAACCGACCCCTGGCGCACGGAACCAATGTCGTAAGACAGCACACAAGACGTTGCTGTGGCTGTCAAGGAACCAGCAAGTTTGTTGCGTTCCTCAACAACCCCAGACAACAACTGTCGCTGGGTACGGGTAATGATCTGTGCGACTGTAGACACTTACTTCTTCTTCGCCATCCCAGACTGGGACATGGCGATAGCCACAGCCTGCTTCTTTGACTTCACGACAGGGCCACCCTTGCCAGAGTGGAGGGTACCGGCCTTGAATTCCCGCATAACTTTGCGGACCTTTTTTGCAGCCTTTTTACTTGCCACGCTTCTTACCCATTTTCTTTCCGGCCTTCTTGCCGTACTCCATCATCCGTTCCTTCTTGCCCTCAGACTTCTCATGCTTCATCTTGGACTTTCCGGACTTGTACATTTCACCCTTAGCGGACATGGCGACCTCCTGTGGCGGGACAGTCAGATACTAGCACCGAACTTTTCGTCCAGTAGAGACGCATATGTTTCAGCGATCTTGGGCACCAAATCCTGTATCAGCCCATTCATAGCCCGTTGCGCTGATTGCGGGTCGATGTGCTGGAGGTACAGCATTTTCGGGATGTGGGCTATCTCGGTAGAAAGGGCTGTGCGGACAATCAACTCGTAGTCGTCGGCTACCCGCAGTTCCGGGTTGTGGCCCCCGATGCTGTGGTAGACGCTGGTACGCCACGCCCGTACATGGTTCGGCGCTGAAACAATATGGGACAGGGTTGTGCGGTTGACTGGAACCCGGCAGGCCCACACTTGATGTTGCTCATCCCAGTAATGTTCGCCGTGTCCGAGGCCCCACCCGTCGGGGTAGCGGTGGCTTGTGCCGTCTGGGTAGACCTCTGCACAGTCTGAGTAGACAAACCCGACAGCGGGGTCTGTGAAGGCTGTGGCGAGTTCCTGAAGGCAGTCTGGGGTTAACTGGTCGTCGTGGTCTACTTCGACAAGAATGTCGCCCAGCCCGAGGCTGAACGCTGTGCGTTTGACATATCCTATTCTTCCGTTAGACGGAACGTGCGGTCTGAATAACCGTATCTTGTAACGCTCATCGGCACAGAACCCGTACACCTGCCGGTAAACGTCAAGACTGGGGGAGTCGTCATAGACAACCCACTCCCAGTCTGTGTACGTCTGTGCTTTCAGACTGGCCCATGTTCGGGCCAAAACGTCCGGTTTAGTGTTGTACGTCGGCGTGATTATCGAGATCACGCTTGTTTACTTCCACTAGCCAATCGCACGGTGTTTTCCAGCCAAGTATCCAGTTGCGGACACGGTAGAAAATGTCAGGCAATCGCATCCAGTTCCGCCTGGTGGACACCAATAGCGGCTTCGAGAACGGCGAGGGCTTGATCGGCGTTTGCGACACCAGCCTCGTCGTTCAGGTTCTGGCAGGTCTGCTTGTTCAGTTCATGCTGCCATGCTTCGGCGGCGAACTGGCCGATGCGCTGCGACAGAATGTTCTTCTTCTGTTCGTCGGTCAGCAGGGCTGAATAGTCAATAGCCATTGTGTTTTTACTCCTTATGCGTTGGCAATTGTTGTCACGGTTCCACTGGAACCACGATATTTCAAGGCTCCTGATTCTACATACAGGACACCTCCGCCGGAGGGATTTGCGGTTGGCGCAGTCCCGTTGGCAATGTGGACGGTTTTAGCAGAAGATGTGGCGATTGTGGTCATGCCGACCAATAGGTTTCCGACCGAGTCGATACGCATACGCTCGACGTTCGTAGCACTTGCGCTGGAAGTGGCAAAAACAATACGTCCAGGCATTACGCCAGTCGAAGGAGTGCCATCAACAGCAAAAATAATACGGGCGGATTCAACAAATGATGTGCCGTCTGCACCAGTTGAAAGAATAACTCCGGTGGTATCACCACTATTTACTGTGGTGTATGTACCAACACCGCCACGGCTTTTTACAAGTGAAATCCACGACGAACCAGCATCCGCTGACCAACGATACGAGGCAATACCACTAGCAGTCGTAGCGTGTGCTTGGATTGATGCCGCAACACCGGAAATCGGTGAAATCCCTGCGCTGTTGCCAAAAATGAATTGGCCGCTTTCGTTGAATGTCGAAAGAACTGTTCCTGCCGAGTTCTGCAAATCAAGCAACGTCCCAGTCTGGCTCGCTGCACCCTTAACGACCAGCACCTTGTCTGCCGCTGTGGTATTCGTAACCTGAGCCATCGCACCCGAGGTAAGGATTGCACCGACACCGAGGCGGCCAGCAAGGTAGTTGGCTGCGGTACCGTTGGCGTAGAAGTTCCAGCGGCCCGATGCTGCTGCAAGGTCTGAATAAAAACCGTAGTTGTTGGTTGCTCCAGTCATGTTGGAGCCAGATTTGTAACCGTACTGGTTTGAAATTGTTGACCCACTACCTGGTGTTGCTATACCTGGAGCCTCAAAGTGAAGAAGGTCAGTAAGCGTAAACGATGCTGCCGCCGTGCTGACGCTAGAACGATATGCAACTGCCAGGGTTGTTACGTCAGATTGAATTGCTCCATCAACACGAATACCAAATGACGACACTGAACCAGTTATATTTTTAGTAACAACGAAGTTTCGTCCCGCTGCTGGAGTGCCGCCGATACCAACCTGACCAGCAGAGTCGATACGCATAGCCTCAGTTAGGTTTCCTGCCGAGTTGGCGTAGTTGAACACAATACGACCGGGGACGGCCCCAGTTGTAACTGTTCCTTCAGCGATTACACCAATGTTTGCCGTCTGGAGATACGACGTACCATCAGACGAAACAAAATGCACAACACCAACTGTGTCACCTGAAGCAACAGCGGTATGCGAACCAATCGTCGTATTGCGGCTCTTTGTAAGAAGAAGTCTTGCCGGGACGGTATCGGCAGAGAAACGTCCAATTCCAATCGACGCATCGTTGCCGAGGCCGTTAACCTGGAGGTCCGGGGTAACGCCAACAAGCGGTGAAACGTCTGTTAGGCTGTTGAATCGGAAAATCCCGTTGGCATCAAGCGCTGCCTGCATTGTGCCAGCCGAGTTCTGGGCCTCAAAATACGTTCCGGTTTGCGATGCCGCACCTTTGACGACCAGTACCTTGTCCGCTGCGGTCGTGTTCGTAATACCAACCATTGAGCCAGACGTAACCGAAGCCCCAACACCAAGACGGCCAGCCAAATAGTTGGCTGCTGTGCCAGCCATATACAAACTAAAAGAACCAGTAGCAGCGGCCAATGTAGAATAAAACGCATAGTTGTTTGTTGCTCCGGTCATTGCCGAACCAACAACAAAACCTGCTTGTGTCGTAATTGTTGAACCAGCACCCGGAGTGGCCCCGGTAGCGAAGAAATGGTAAAGTGCTGGCAAAGTAAACGAGGCCGCAGCGGTAGTAATAGCGGACCTAAAGCCATCTGCTTCCGTGGTGACATCGGATTGAACGGTTGCGTTCAAACGCACACCAATACTTGTTACGGCACCGGTAATATTTGCTCCGCCAATATGGAGACGGGAACCGGCTTGTGCAGTCGTGCCGATACCAAGCGAACCAGCCAAATAGTTAGATGCCGAACCCTCCATGAACAAGTTGTATCTGTTTGTGCCAGATGCAAGATTTCCATAGAAACCATAGGCGTTGGTTACTGTTCCGCTGCTGTTATCGCCAAGCGTTGATTCGGCATGAAATCCGATACTGTTGGTAATTGTTGCCCCAGTACCAACAGTATTAGGGTTCGCATAAAAATGAACAAGATTCGAAAGTGTAAACGACGCTGCCGCAACAGTCGGGCGACTTATAAATCCACGGGCGTTTAATGTTACGTCTGACTGGATTGCACCGTCTGCCGTAACGCTATTCGATGTAACGGAGCCAGTAATATTTTTGGAGATGCGGAGTGTGGTCCCAAGCGGAGCATTTGCCGTGGTATCTCCGATTGTAATATTTCCTGCACTATCGATGCGCATACGCTGGGTCAATGACCCGGCAGTTGGCCTTGTTAAGAAAGCTAGTCGGCCAGCAACATCACCCGACGCCGGTGCAGCATCGACTTGAGCAACAATTTGGGCAGCAGAAACATATGTTGAACCGTCAGCACCTTGAAAAAAAATGCTCCCAAGGTTGTCTGCATTATTCACGACTGTGTTAGTGCCAATCGATGAACCACGGGACTTACGCAAAAGAATGTTGGTTCCACTTACGTCAGCGGAAAACCGTGTGAAGTTAGAAGCATTGCCTGTCGTGGCAACGTCAAGAGGAACTGTCGGAGCAGAAATACCGATGCCCACCAAACCTGCCGCATCTACAACAAACGGTGTCGAGTCAGGATTCGTGCTGTCCTCAACCAGCAGCGCATTACCGGTACCCAACTGGGTGATGCGCAAAAGGGCCGAAGTAGTCGTACCCTCAATGATCTGGTTCGTCGTAAAGGTCGTCGTCGAGGCAGGGTCAATGACACCCTGCGGACCTTGCGGGCCTTGATACCCCTGATAACCTTGAGGACCCTGGGCACCCTGAGCGCCTTGCGAACCCTGAGCGCCAACCAAACCCCACCACGTTGTAGCCGACGCAGGATTATTGTTCGAATTAAAATAGTTCAACGAGACATACGATGAACCGTTGTAAGAAACAACATCAGCGTAGGAATATGTCGTAAGACTTGACCATGCCCCTTGGTATGCCCATTGTGAACCCTGAGGGCCCTGGGCACCCTGAGCGCCCTGTGGTCCTTGCGTACCTTGAAAACCTTGCGGCCCTTGAACACCCTGCGCACCCTGTGCACCTTGCGGTCCCTGCACACCCTGGGGTCCCTGAGTTCCTTGCGGTCCCTGGGTTCCCTGCGGGCCTTGGGTTCCCTGTGGACCTTGAGAACCTTGAACACCTTGAGGGCCAGTAGCACCCTGAGCACCCTGTGCACCCTGGAAACCTTGCGGGCCTTGTGTACCTTGGAAACCTTGTGGGCCTTGTGTACCTTGCGGACCCTGCGAACCTTGTGCGCCTTGAGCACCTTGAACACCGGCTGGACCAACACCCTCGCTACCGACAACCGTGATAGCCGCCGTAGAGAAAACATCTACCGCATCGGTTGTGCGGGTAACGGTGACGTAAGTGGCATTGGCGGCTGAGACACCGAATGTGTCGGTGGACCTGTCAACAACAACAGCGAGCGACGCCACTAGAGCCTCGTTACGTCAGCAAGAACCTGAACTGTCCCAGCAAGGACCGTGGTGACAACCGTTCCATTTGTTTCCTGCAAATCCCAGTAGTACATCCCTGGGTCAAGTTCTGCGGTGTCCGTCGCAGAGAATGTGGCGGTCATAACCCCGTTGGCGCCATCTGTAATCGTGCAGGTAGCGGTAGCAGCGATAGCAGCAATGTCTGGGGTGCTGCGCAACTGGGCGGCATAGGTTCGACCCGTGATGCTGACAGGCGTAGTGCCGTCAGAGGTCATGGTGACTTGCACCGTTTCGGTGTCGCCACGCACAAAAGTTAGGTTCTGAACTCCAGGTGCAGCCATCGGCGCTAGTCTACACTACTTCTTTCCACGGTTCCGGGCTCGGTTCCGTGACGGGGACTCGGACACGATACGCCCATCTTTGGTGTGGGACATATCGTTGCCGCCCTTGCCCATGACACCTCGTTCACGGCGGACCTTGGCAAGTTCACGCCGTTTCGCCATCTGTCCGGGGAACTTGTTGAAGGTTGTGTCGTAAGCCTTCTTTTTCTCCCGTGCGTCAGGGTTGTCTCTGTAATACTTGGCGGACTTTTTCGGGTTGGCCGCCTTACGGGGGGCCATTACCACTTCACCTTGTCAGCCCAGTATGCGGCAGACATTTTGCCCTTAGCAATGTTCTTGGCGTGGCGGGCCTTGAACGCTTTGTTGCGGGCCGTGCCGTCAGGCGAACCCTGTACACCTTGCTGACCGAACCGAATCAGTTTGATCTTGGAGCCTTCCTTGGCGAGCACGGCATGGGACTTCTTTGCGTTAGGGGTGCGCTTCGGCTTGTTGTAGCCAGCGAACCGTTCGCCACGATATTCGATGCTCATTGGTTTGCCGCCCACGCATTGTCAACCAGGTTCGGATACTTGCGACCGGCTTTTGCTGCACGGGCCTTTGCAGCCTTCTTCTGGCTGTCGGTCAACTTGGTCGATTTCTTGTTCGGGTTTTTCTTATCCCAAAACTGCTTTTTCACAATGGCTCCATTTCGACTGCACCAGAATCAGATAATACCTGATACACGCCCGGAGGTACAGACAATACCTGGCCGGTGGACATGACATATCTGTTATTGGCAATGGTGGCGTTGACAGGTCGTTTGGCCCGGACCTTGATTTGGACTGTGGGAATTTCCCACTTTGGGTTGTCGAGCAGTTTGCCTGGGGGGATGGCTGCTACCAGTTTTTTGGTTGACTCGGCCCACGAAAACTTGTTGATGCCGGTAGGGCGTTTACGGGGTAGGCGCAGGTCGTATGCGTCCAACATCGCAGTTTTCAACTGTTGCAGATTAGGTTCGTCCCATTGGCCGACGGTCTGGGCTTTCGATTTGCCGCACGGGACAGTCCAGTTAGCAAGGTGCATGAAATCTCGCTGGCCTGTTGATTCGGAGACGATGGTGGGGATGCCCATAGCGATTGCCTGTAGTGGCATCAGACCGAACCCTTCGCCTCGGGCTGGGGCTACGAAACAGTCGGCCTGGTTGTACCAGTCTCGTTGGGTTTCTTTGCTCATCCATTCACGGTGCAGAGTGATGCGAGGGTGCCGCACGGCCTCGGTGTCGAAGGCGTGTGGGGCGGCTTTGATGTGCAGTTCTGCGTCCGGCAGGTTCAGTTCGGTAAATGCCCGCACAACTAAATCTAGGCCTTTACGGAGCCACAGGGAGCCTCCTGCGTGGAACCTGAACGGGCCGTCCGTGTTGCGTTCGCCGGACTTCCAGAATGTCAGGTCAACCCCGAGTGGTACACAAGTGGTATCCGGGTGGTATTTAGAAAATAGTTCTACATTGTGTTCGCAAGGTACGAGCAACTGGTCGAAATGCTCGAACCAAGGGTGCATGAAGTTTGGGACCGTATCGGTTTCCCACATTGTGAACAGAACCCGGTGCTGCCCCTTGTACCAGCCCTTAACAGCGTTCGGTAACTGCATATGCACATTGACCGAGGCGTGTTCGTGGAACGTAACCGTTTTCGGTGCTGCTGACAGGAACCCGTCGAGCATTGAACCGTAACCGATCTTCTGGTCCCCAACACCAGTCCAGGATTGATAGTTCATTCTGCTGGTGCTGACTTAAGTCCTTCGATTTGCCACTTCTCCGTGGCGTGTTTCTCTAAAATGGAACATCCGTCTATTTGTCTAGGTTGCAGTCCTTGCTGGCGAAGACGCTTGTAAGCAGGCATATCTCGCTGCCAACGCTTCTCACGGGCGACTGTTTCACCAACCACAGAACCTCGGGTGGTGGTCGTGTTGGCACCCATGCGGACACCCAGAATTTTGCAACCGAAACATCCGTCAACGTCAGTCGGATGCACTTCCCTATGCTTCAATGTAATCCCCATACCCTGCTGCTCGCAGGTCCGCTTCTTCCTCGGCGGTAAGAGGATGGATGTGGCCGCCATGATAAATCTTCAGGATGTCGTTTGCGTCTGCCGGGTCCGACTCAACGAACTGGCCGTTGGTCAACTTAAAAACATTGCGGCCCCGAGGCCAGCCGGACAGGTAAGAAAAGATGCCTTCACCGCTGCCGTCGTCAAACAA